AAAACTATAAACTATGAAACTAGACTATCAAGGCAGACAACTAAAACTACACCAAAGAGCAACCTGTTTACTTGAATTACTAAAAAAGGCACAAGGCGAACAAGCAAGACAGGAAGGTTTATTGGCCGAATGGAGGGCAGCTGGGAGTTATGATAATGTAAGGTTATTTACCCACGAAAACAATTACCTGATAAGATTAGCGGAATTAAACGACATTCAAAAAAGAATATTAAAGTCTTATTATTGGTTGGTTGTTGAACTTTATGACATAACTGAAAACTTTATTTTACCTGTAAACCGAGTACAATGAGTTATATAGACAATACCAAACAAAACTTGATGCGAGAAAATTATATATTGGAATTAGAAAACGAGATGTTAAGGAAACAAATTACCAAACTTAAAATTGAATTAAATGAATTATTGGATAGTACCCAGCGTACTGAAACAAAGGATGAGCAAGAGCGAAAAGGAACAATTGGCTAACGATATATTAAGAACAGTTACCAATTACTATGGGGTATCAATAGAAGATATTAAAGGGAAATGCCGAAAGCGTAAAATCGTAAAACCAAGACAAGTAATAATGTTCCTTTTAAGGACAAAGGCAAGGATGGTATTAAGCGACATTGGTGAGGTTATGAATAGAGACCACACAACTGTTATTCATTCCATTACTTGCATCCAAAACGACATTACCCACCCCTACGATGATAGCCTAGAAAAAGACCTTATTAACATTAATATATTACTTTAATTTGGTTATTAACAAACAAAGTATTAATTTCACATCCTAAACCATTAGTTATGAACAATCAAGTAGAAAAACAAACAAACAAAATCCTTTACACAAAGGAGCAAATTGAGTTAATTAGGTCGCAAATTGCACCTGAAGCAACCCAAGAGGAACTTAAACTTTTCCTGTATCAATGTCAACGCACAGGGCTTGATGCACTTTCAAGGCAGATTTACTGCATTCACCGCTGGAGTAAAGGAGGTAAAAGAATGACCATCCAAACATCCATTGATGGATTCCGTGTTATTGCGGAAAGGTCAGGAACTTATGGTGGACAATCCGAGCCATTATTTACTTATGAGAATGGTAATTTAATTTCTTGTAAGATTTCAGTATTTAGATTCCACAATGACATTCGCTTTGAGGCAGCCGTTGGAGTTGCTTATTTAGCCGAGTATTGCCAATACGATAAGGATGGCAAACCGATGGGTTTATGGGCAAAACCGCATATTATGCTGGGTAAGGTTGCAGAGGCATTAGCTTTGAGAAAAGCATACCCACAGGATTTGTCAGGAATATACACTAGCGAGGAAATGCAACAAGCCGATGAATCAGCCTATTTAAAGGCACATCTTACTGAATTGGATGTAGAGTTAGCCGTTGACCTTTGCGTATCTAAAACGGAACTTAAAACGCTATATTCATACAATATGGATTTAGTAAACAATAGCCCTGAATTAAAAGAAATATTTAAAACCAAACAATCAACTTTATGATAGACAGTAAACTTGAAAAATTAAGGGATAATGTTGCTTACTATGAGTGGAAGTTTGAATCTTGCCATAGATTTTGGAAAAATGAGTATTTAACCGAGATTAGAAAAGCAAGGGCAAAACTAAAGGAATACAAGGCAAAACATTACCCTGAAATGTTAACCCCATTATTAACCCAGCCAAAACCATTTATGCGAATGAGTGATTTTAGCGAACAATACGAAAACTATGAATGAATTTCCTAGCATTGACTTAATGATAGGTCAATTAAACAAATCAATAACCGAAATAGAAGCCACAACTTTAAGTAAAGATAATTACGTTTTACAAACATTAAGAGTTGCGTTGCGATTGGCTTTGGATATAAAAAAAGAGGAATTAAATTATTTCAAATCTAAAAACAATTAATATGGGATTTAGTACTTGCTGCGGAGCAGAAACCGATATGGAAGAAGTTGGAATTTGTCCTGAATGCCTTGAGCATTGCGACTTTGAAGAAGATGAAGAAGAAGAAATAAAAAAGGACATAGAAACCGAAAACCAAATAGAAGAAGAACAAATTAATAAACACCAAAAATAAAAAACAATGAAAATTACATTTGAATTAAGTGGAGTAACTGCTTCCATTGAAGATTTAGACGAAGAATTTATCGGAGTAAATCAAGCATTAGAAATGTGCATAAGCGTTTTAAAGGCTGCTGGATTTCAAGATGAATCAATTAAAAGAGGTATAAATAAATTAAATCAAGAATTAAACAATTAAAAAATGATAGTATTAAACATCAAAAAAGAGGACATCAAATTTACCAAGCACAAAAACGGAAATTCTTATGCAACAATAGTTGTAGAGAAACGTAAAGATTTAGATAAGTTTGAAAATACCCACACAGTTTACAACGGACAAACCGCAACTGAAAGGGCAGAGAAAGCCAAAAAGGAATATTGCGGAAATGGGAAGGAGTATGTTTGGGAGGCTAAAAAGGAGTTTGCCCAAAACAAACAAGAATTAGAAGATGCTGAAGATTTGCCATTTTAAGTAAATTATGTTATCTTTGTAACAGGATGTCGTATATCCTATCAAGAACTTATTGCCCTTGCGATGAACTACCAATACGACTGGTAGGGATTCAATGGGGCTTTTTTATTTTATGAAGTACTTTTTACACGATTCAAATGCGTTTGAAGATGAAAAGGTTGCTATGCTATATATGGAATATGGCTACGAAGGATTAGGTTTATTTTATACAATCCTTGAAAAATTATCAAAACAGGAGAAACCAATTAAAACTAGCGTTCTTAAAATGCAATTAAAGGTTGGTAAAAAGTTGGATAAATGCTGGAACTTTATGGAAACTATTGATATTATTTCATCAAACAATGGTGAAACTTTCAACAAACAATTACTAAATTATAGTGAAAAGTACAAGATAAAAAAAGAAAAAAACTTAAAACGAATTTCACAATGGCGTATAAATCAAGATGTTACGGAAAATGTAACGCATTACCAAAGTGTTCGTAACGCTGATAAAGAAAAGAAAAGTAAAGTAAATATAAGTAAAGTAAATATACTAGATAGTGCGTTTGATGAATGGTGGAATATTTATGATAAAAAGATTAGTAAAGAAAAAGCTATTAGTAAATGGAATATTTTGACAAATGATGAAAAGCAATTAGCTTTAAAAATAGTACAAGAGTATGTTAATTCAACCCCTGATAAAACATTCCGTAAAGACCCAACCACATATTTAAACAATAAATCTTTTAACGATGAAATCATTATCCGAAATGCTACCACAAGTTATAAACCCAATGTCAGTGAGCGTAACTTCACACAACTTGCCAGTCTTAAATACATTGAACCAAAGCGAGATTAAAATTTATGATGCCTTACAAACAATGCACATATCAAAATGTTCCAGCATTGAAGTAGCTGAACATCTAAAAACCTGTATTCAGTTAAGCGGTGCAGTTCCACCAACAAGCCCTGAATTTCAGTTCCTAGTTGATTTTGTACTAAAGAACTATGGAATATTTAAACTAAAGGAATTAGGTGCAGCATTTGAACTTTATGTTTTAGGTCGTTTAGATGTAGATAGAAATTATGGTTCATTTAGCCCTAAATTCTTTGGCGATGTAATGGCTGAATACAAAAAGATTGCAGTACAGGTAAGGCAAAAGATTGAACCAAAGATTGAGCCAACTGCTCACAACTACATAGATGAAGAACAAGCTATTAAGGATGAAAAGAAATGGTGGGATGAATCAACAAGAAAAGACTTTAGGTTTATTAATCACCAAGTATTTGATTATATGTGGAAACGCAAAATGATTAAAATATCAAAAGAACAAGGAGATGATATAAAGGCAAGAGTTAGATTATTCTTTTTGGCACAGGCGAAAAAAGCAAATGATATGTTAATTAACGATGAAACAATGACCCAGCAATGCAAAAAATATTCTTTAATGATGCACTACAATAACCAACTATGAAAGAACTGTTTAAACTGACAATTGAATTTACAAGGATATTTATAGGCTTTATCCTAGCCATAACCATATTGGTAACATTTGATTTATACTATGAAATAAAACGACTATTTAAAAATGTTTGACATTCAAGTAAAAAATAGCATAATAGAACATTGCGAAAAGCAAATAGATAAATATAATTTTGGTAAAAGATATACTGCAAATGGTAATAAAGAACAACAACTGACAGGTATTATTGGACAATGTGTTGTAATGGAGTTATTCCAATTAGAATATATAAACGGAAAGGATGGCTTTGATAATGGAATTGATATAGTTTATACTAATATTTTTGGCTCAATTAGTTTAGATGTAAAAACAATGGGCAGAACTACAAGCGTAAAGCCTAATTATACAAATAACTTTATTGCATTACAGGACTATTTTAATCCTGAAGGTTACATATTTTGCAGTTATAACAAATCAAATAAAGTACTTACAATTTGTGGCTGGGTAACAAAACAAGAATTTATTAACAAAAGAAAGTATTATCCTAAAGGAACAATACGAGAAAGGAGTAACGGAACAACATTTGAAACAAAGGCAGATTTATACGAAATTGATATTATTGATTTGAATGATGTTATTGATGAATTAGACCTTAAAAAACAATTGACTTTAATTATATGAACGGAGCAGAAAACGCACAACCTGTGAGAATGATATACCTAGACAATAAACAAGAAATAATATTTAAATCCATATCCTACGCTAAAAGAATAACAGGAGTAAATGAATACCAAATCAAACAATCTTTAAACCCTGTCAATAAGAAACGATTTACCCATAAAGACCGAATAGTTGTTTTTCGTACTATAAAACCCTAATTTTGCATTATGGCTTTACAATCAATCCCAAGATTAACCGCAAAGGCTCAACAAATATTTAACCGCTACATTAGGACTAGAGACAGTCAAGATGGATATTTTACTTGTATTAGTTGCGGTCAGGTAAAGGACTTTGAATATATGGATGCTGGTCATTATGTTCCTGTCAAGGGCAGTTCAGCATTAAGGTTTGATGAATACAACGTAAACGGAGAATGTAAATCCTGCAACGGCTTTGACCAATTCCACCTGATAGGCTACCGCAGAAACCTAATTGATAAGATAGGCGAACGAATGGTATTACACCTTGAAAGCCAACACAGGCTCATAAAGAAATGGTCAAGAACTGAACTTAACGAATTAATTGAAAAGTATAAATAATGGCGAAACTTAACGCAGCTGGTAAGGTAAATTTTGGCACAAGAAAAAAAGGTAAGTACAAAAAAAGTAACGGACCGAAAGACAAACCAACAAAACCATATAATAGACAAGGATAATGAAAGATACATTTTGTAAAAGAGAATATAAGTGTAAATGTGGTTGCATAATGGTATATTATGTTTGGAAATCCGAACTACCAAAAAAGAATGTTACT